GAGATCATCCAGTTATACTTTTTTAACTTTGGAAATAAACTTTCTTTTCTCTTTCCACCCTTGAATCCTTCTTTTGGTGTAGCAGCTGACTTAGGCGCTCTTGCAAAGTAATCCGCATAATAAAGAGCATCCATAATATCATCGTTCCTAGGTTTAGGGTGTTCAAAGAACTCATCTACTATCTCTGTCATCTCCCTGCGTATATATAATTTTTTAGAGTTGACAATAGGTCCTAGTGTTGTTTCTAGTCTATCTGCCTTTTTAATCCTGCCGGGTGGCTTTACACCTCTGAAGATACCGGGCATCAATCGCTTTTCTTGTGCACTCATACGAGTTACCATATCCCTTACCATTTCTTGCGCTGCTACTGTTTCTATTGTCACTCTTTTAACTGGATTGTATTTTTTTGCTAGGTCTATAATCTTTTGCGGCACATCAAAGGTAGGGATACGTTCTCTAAAATATTCTAAAACATAGCGATTAGAGCGTGAATCTATACCCATGACCAATATAACCTGATAGTCAGAGGTCTCACTAGCTGTCGCTGCAAGGTCTACACCTATGTAAAGATTAATAGGTATCATCTCATCGTACTCTGCTATGTAATTAAATCCATTGATGTACTTTCTTTCACCAGAAAAGTATTGTATCCTATCTATTTTAAATGACGCATTGGATATATCTCTAGCATCATTCATGTACTCCTGAGCAAACTTGTTTACGAGTCCTGCTTCTATAAACTCTCTTTTCTTTGCATTTAACTTAGAAAGTGGGAACTGTTCCTTCCAGATAGGCTGACCATCTTCTATAGCACGTTTAAAGAATACCTGCCAAGGATAACTGCGATTATCTTCTTTTGCTTTGTTATATCCATCGTATGTCATTTGCAGGAAGCTATCAAAGTGCACAATCGTGCCAGAAAGCCATATCCAGCCTTCCTTACCCGGGGATTCTTCCAAAGCCGGATAAATCGTTGATACCACCCACCTCTTGATGTCTGCACGTCTTTCTGGTGTCCTTGTGTTTAGTTCTGATTCAAAGTCATCAAGAATGATGCCAGTGTATCGAACATCTACCTCAGCCCTACCACGAAGTCTTTGGCTGGTACCTTTGGCTATAATCCTATCTCCTTTGGGAGTGACTAAGTCCTTTTCAGTCCATCTTTTTCCTACGGAGCCTCCATCCATATTACCAAAGTAGTATTTGATTGTCTTATTCATCTCTAGATGATGTCTGATATATTTTAAGTGGTCAATGGATTGTCCTTGTTCCTCTGATACCCATGCTATAAAGTTTTGTGTATCCTCTCCTGAAAAGCAAAGTTTGTGAAGGATAGCAGATTTAGAAAGAATAGATTTGCCAAAACCCCTTGGAAGTATAATACAGATACGCTCACCGGGCTTGGTTGATATTAATTTTTTAGATACATCGTAGTGATATGCAGGAGATGTGCTTTTATTTAAGAAGTCATTAGGTAGGAAAGCTCTACCAAAGTAAACAAGGTCATTGTATGCTTTGTATAATACCTCATCTTTTCTTGCCATTTCTTCTGGCGAAGGGTTGATGTTAAAACTATTTTTTTGCTTTAACTCTTCTATACCCACCCTTGGGTCCTAATCTTTTCTTTTCTTCCATACTCAAAGCAATGGCAACTGCTTGATACATGGGATATCCTTCGTCAACTAACTTGGATATCTTTTTGTTTACTCTTTTGTTACGAGGCTTAGACACTACCACTTAACTTTATCTGCCCAGAATGCTGCAGACATCTTACCCTTTGCTATATTTTTTCTATGACGTGCTTTGAATGACTTTCTTTTCATAGTAGTAGCACGTGACTCACCTTTTTTACGTTTACCAGCAGTTTTGGCTCCTTGCTGCCCAAAACGTATTAATTTTAAATTATGCCCTTCTTGGGCTAACACAATATGTGATTTAGTTTTATGGTTAGGAGTTCTTTTTGGTTTGTTGACCCCACTTAAGTTATGTTTCTTTAAAAGATTAGCTCTTCTTTTTTCGTGCGCCATGTGATTTCCTTATCGCTACTTTACCTGCTTTAGCTATATTAGCCTGTGTTGTTTTGCCAGCTACCTTAGCCCTTTGCTCCATAACTGTTAATATTTGAATCTTTCTAGCAAATGGCTTTTTAATGCGCTTTACTTTTGCTACGGTAGCCCTAGCATCAGCTGGGGTAGCATATTTGATTCTAACGGTATCCTTAGGGTTCTCATCGGTATATAGTCTACGACCTGTACCTTTTGGTTTCTTACCAGTGCCCTTTTTAGGGTCTTTTTTTCTGCTCATCGCTTTTTGCGTGTAGCTGTGGTCTTTTTCTTTTTGTATGTTCTCACTCTTCCACCAGCTTTAGCTTTTAAAATATCAGCGTCTGCTTTTCTTGCACCACCCTTGCCAGTTGCAAAGCTTCTTACTCTACCAGCAGCCCATTGATGCGCAGAAACCTTGGGTCTACTACCCTGCGAATAGTACGCCCCCAAACCACGTGAGTAGACCTTGCTTAACTTAGCTTTTGATATACCAGAGCTTTTTGAGTATTTATTTATAACCGCTGCTTTCCCACTAGGCATTTTTGCTTTTGGTTTTGCGCTTTTTCTTTTTACGCCCATCTTCACTCCTTTCTTTTGATATACGGTCGTAATCTTCTGCGGTAAGTTGACCTGCTGCATACAATTTTTTAGTCTCAATAATTTCAGACTCTCTTACCATTGGATTACTTGCTCCTTTAACGTATTTCTTGGGTACGCCTCTTTTAGTCTTAGGGACCGATTTAAATTTTCTTTTCTTTTTTGTTTCTCTGCCCATTACTTTTTAGCTTTATGTACTTTCTGTACTTCAAAAGAAGCGGTAAGGCTTGCACCTTTATGTGCCTTGAACTTACCAGTATGTTTCATAAGTTTATATTGATTCTTGCCGTGTTTCATCCAATGATGACCAGCGGGGGCTTTTACTCTTTTAACTGCCATGTTGTACCTCTAATTGTATGTTATAGGTTATATTACCCCATTTAACTTGTTTAGGGTAATCCCAGTATCTATTGAGAAGCACTTTCTTCTAATAGTCCTGTTTCAAATGCTTTTAACTTATCCCTAGAAAAACCTTTGAACTCTTGTATCAATGCTAATGACTCTGTTTTCTTTTCTGTGGACAATAGTCCTGCTATCTTCATTAGTGTTTCTAGTGCTCTTAGCTTATCAGAATCCCTAGCATCTTTCTTGTCTACTATATCTTTTGCTTGTTCTAGTAGATATGTCTTACTGATACCAAGGTCATCTAATATTTCTTCGATTTCTTTATTGACCAATGTTCTAATCCTCTTTTGTCTTAATAGTATCCTCGCCCTTTCAAGTGCATATTCCTCGTTGTTAGTATCAAAAGAATGTATATATGCGTCTTTCTTGTCTATGCCCTGTGCGACTAGCTTGGCAAAGTATCTTTCTTTTTCAGTTATATATTTATGTCTACCACTGCCAAAACGATTGATGTCTTTAGCAGGCTCTCCTTCTAGCTTTTGCTTGCCATTTGTATACTTGAGACCTAGCAATGTTTTAACAACTGTCTGTTTGCCTTTATAAGCAGTGCTATTGATAGTGCTCTTTTTAATTATACTAAGTATTTGTCCATCATCACTAACGGTCCATTCACCTTCTTCTGCGGTGCGCCAGTCAGTGTTAATCTTTTCTTTGGGGTATTGTTTGCGGAACTCTTCCTCATTATCAAATAAATGATAATCCACGCCTTTGATTGTTCTAAGATACATTATGCCTGAGCTTCAATCTCTGGCTTAGTCCCTGTAACGAAGTCTACTAATACTGGGGTATCCATCTCATCTATGACCATTAGTATCTCCATCATGTATTGGTGGTCACCAGTATCAATGAACTTCTTTGATAGGCTTTTTAAATAATCTATCGCAGGTCCTAAATCAAGTACTTCTATACGAGGTTCTATTTCCATAGCGGTAATATAATCATAGAATATAGTATTCAACAAGTAATTAAAATAAGTGTTGACAGGTATAGTGTTTTTACTATAAATTTCAACTGTTGGTTGAAAGGAACAATAATATATTAATATATTAATATTATATTATTAATATTAAATAATATTATTAATATTAGATAGATAGTTAATATTATAATATTTTAATATATTACCGCATTTTACCGCCGCAGGCAATCCAACCTAAATCTCAAAAAAAATCCAAAAAAAATATTTTACTATGTGTGTCTTTCTTTTTTTATGCACACGCCACCCCCCGTTGCCTTTTCGTTGAAAAAAAGTTAGGTTGAGAAATCCAATCTCATTTCATAGTACGTTAAATATTTCACAATATAAACGTAGCTAGAAAAAAAGTTTAAAAAAAAATGGAACCTTTTACCCCGTCAATCATATACAGTACAGTTCTTTGAAAATGTTTTTTTCGCCCCCGGTAAATCTACCGCACCATTGCCTGACAGCGTGCGGGGGGCGTTAGCGGGTCTAAGTCTCTCGAATGCAACCCGTGACTATTCTCAACCCTTAATAATAAATAATAGGAGGTTCAAAATGAACCAATATGATGAATATGCACAAATGATGAACGGTGCACAATCTAACGGTATTTCACAATCTAACGGTATTATGCCAGTTCAACCAATCGTACAACCAGCAAACATTACAAAAGAGGCTGTTGTTGTAGATTCTGTTGACATTCCACAAAATGTTAATGGCGGTACATTTGACCCATTTTGTGAGATTGATGTCCTACCTTTAGAGAATGCGGACGGATTTCAAAGCGGAGCCCGTAATGTGAGAGTTAAAAGAGATACTGGACAATATTTAGAAGCTGGAATTGTTAGCCCTAAATATTTGTTAATCAAGAATAAATCTATCAATGATAAATGCAATATTATCAGAGATGAATCTGGCTTAGACTGGGAACATGACAGGATATTCTTTGACGGTAAACGTTATAAGAATGTCTTCAGAACTCAATCTATTCAAAGAGAGCTTAATAATGGTGATGTTGCATACTTGACATTTACCGAAATTAACAGTTATGACCAGAGCTCACCAGCTGGCTGGCGTATTGACTTTATGATTCAAGTCTGTAAGAATGGTATGCTGTCAGCTAGGCACGGTATTGGCAAATCATTTGCTCACACTATGTCTAATGTTGACTGGCAACAGGAGATTATGACAGCTACCGCCACTCTCAGGGGTGAGGGTATTGTCAGAAGACTGGACAGCTTCGCAAATGCTTGCGGTCCTT